ATGCTTGTTTAAGTCGTTCTTTCAAATCCTGAAGCTTTCCCCGCATCCACAGCGGTCTTTTTCATTAGGGTTAATAAATTCAAAGCCTTCGTTAAGACCTTGGCGAACATAATCTATTTCTAAGCCTTCCAGATACACACTACTTTTAGGATCAACTACAACGACAAATCCATCTTGTTCGTAGGCAATATCTTCAGGATTTACTATATCAATGTATTCTAACACATAAGCAAGCCCAGAGCAACCTGTAGTTTTTACTCCAAGGCGAATGCCCAGGCCCTGGCCTCGACGGGATAGATTGTCTACAATCTTTTTATTGGCTTTGCTTGTTACGGTAATCATTTATCGCGGCTTTAATAGCATCTTCAGCAAGGATCGAGCAATGGATCTTAACTGGCGGTAACGCGAGTTCCTCAGCGATGTCACTGTTCTTAATTGATCCAGCCTCGTCAAGCGTTTTGCCTTTGACCCACTCCGTGACGAGACTGCTACTCGCGATCGCCGACCCACACCCGTATGTTTTAAATTTTGCATCTGTAATAATCCCATCTTCTACTTTGATTTGTAATCTCAAAACATCCCCGCAAGCTGGCGCTCCCACAAGCCCAGTTCCTACTGTTGTGTCTGTAGCATCCATCTTACCTACGTTAGATGGATTTTCATAATGTTTAAGAACTTGTTCTGAATAGGCCATTCTATACTCCTCTATATATTATAACATTTTAGTTGTGTATTTACAACCTTTTTGACTATACTTGTTCTAGTGTGTATTGCTTTTTGGCTTGATTTTTGCTTACTGCAAACAGTCTATTTTTATATTCCAAACTTTCTGGACAGAACTTGCATATATCTAATTGGTTGTCAATGTTAGCCAAAAACTCTGCACCACGTTGTGGGTAGTCATCAGCTGACAGAGGTTTATATGAATGTAGTATTTCTCGATCTTCTTCAGAAATGTCTAGTTTATGTTGTTGATCAAATTCTGGAAACAGTGCCGCTGGTCCGCATTTGTATAACTTACCTTTGATCATATGATAGTTTTTGTGTATACGGAATCCGCAACTGTTGTGTGCTACATGCGGACGACTGTTGTGTAATACAAACTTTCCAGTGGCATCGCGATTAATTGCACTGTCATAAAAATCCCATTGTATCCATAAAGGAATAGCAACTTTGTTTTCGTCAATCCATGTAATATCTGATCCAAATTCGTTACGCGGATCTTCTTTAGTTAATTTAATAATATTACCTTGAAGGAACTTATGAACTTCTTGCTCAAATTCATCAATGGTGTTAGGATTATGCCAACTTATACCCATCCAATTACCGTTAGTCCGTAATGCTTCGTAAAGGCCTTTAACATTATTAAGACGTGTTCCGTTTGATAGTATTTGAACATTACGTTTGAATATACGATTAATACCGTAGACCCAATCAAGTATATCTGGATTAAGTAATGGTTCACCGCCTAGAATAACAATCTTATCTATATCAATATACTCGGCCCATTTTTCATATGTAGCTTCATAGTCCGACCAGCGTTGCCAACCAGCAAATGAATAATTGTTAAAACGATTGCAACCTTCGCAGGTTAGGTTACACACGTTGGTTATATAAAACTCAAGTTTTGAGAATAGGTATTTGTTCACAGATTGTATTTAAAACAGTTGGAGGGTGTCGTTGTAATTATTGACGACGTTTTAATGCGGCCTTGGCATTAGAGTTAACCACAGCTTGCGCTTGATCAACACTCATACCTGTTTCTGCTTCAGTGTTACCTTTAAATCTAACTACTCCTGAGTTTGGCTCAAGAGGTTCTAATATATTACTAAGTGGTTCTTTACTAATTAAGTCGCCTAGGTTAACCGAATTAACATTTACGCCCAAACTTTTGGCTAGATCAATAAATGCTTGTTGGCTAATTTGTTTTGTAGCAGATTCGTCTTCGCTACGGCCAAGCAAAAACTGGCTTAGTGCAGCCAGTTTCTGTGTGTTAGGATCAGCAACTTCGCGGATTAACATTATCTACGTTCACGTCCTAGACCGCTGTCAAGATTTGCATCCATTTCAGCATCAACATCTTCTTCGCCGGTTGGAGTTGGAAGTTCTGCATTAACATCAACTTCTTCTTCACCTGGTGCAGGAGGAGCCATATCAGCGCCTGGCACTTGTGGAGCTTGTCCAGTTACTACACCGAGGCTAGCTTCTAATTGTTGTTTAGCACCACCAAGGTTTTGTAACAAACCACTTAATGCGGCACTAGCATCGCCATTGAATTGTGTAGCTTGGTCAACGCCAACTTCGTTTTTAATTTGATCAACTAATGCTGGTAGATCTTTAAACTGCATGGCACTGACTTGCTCACTCATCTTTTGAACTTGGTCAACCATGTCTTGTGCGGCTAATACTACTTGAGCTTGTTGAATTTCACTAGCTTCACGTAAACGACGAGCACGTTTGCTTTCAGCCATAGGCATAGCAGCAGTTGGATCATTCATTGCACGTTGCAATTGAGCAATTTCTGCTTGCTTAGATTTAATCATGTCTTGTATTTGTTTTTTCTTTTGCTGAGCTTGAACTGTCTGAAGTGCAGCTTGTTGCTGAGGATTTGCCTGCGGAGCAGTAGAAGCTGCGGCCAATGCTTGTTCCATCATGACTAATTTAATATAAGCAGGATTACGCTCACTGTTATGGAATGCAGGAGTGCGACGATGTTCAGCAATTAAGCTACGAACACGCTTGAGCATACTACCAGCTTGACTAGGTGACATAGTGTCAAATTTAACACTAGTGCCAAAATAGCTTTCAAAAACCTTAGCGGCTTGTTTTGTTGGATTGGCTACGGCCAGTTCTTGCAGTTTCATTATCGAATCCTCGTTGTTGTATATATTTAGCCCAGTTTACACATTTGGTTAGTTGATTTTCCAGGAGCTTTTTCTGTATAATTTTGCTTTCTAGCTTGGTTAATACTATTTCACGCAGGGCTGGGTTATTGCTACGGTCTCCAAGTGCGGCTCTAGTGGTAATATCATGTGTTAGTGCGGTTAATTTATTATCTACGGTCAACAACTCACGGGCTGTATTGTAAGCCCTATTTTTATCGGCTATGCACCAACTAAGTGCGGTGCGTGTGCTACTAAAAACACCTACTTCTGTAGCACTGCAAAAAACCTTATATCCAGGGCGATCAGGTTGTATGCGGTAGTGCCCAAATACTTGATATACTCCGTCGTCTGTTTGCCAAATAATATTAGGCATTGTTTCGCGAAATTCCTGGCGAAACATACGATCAAATTCTTGGTCGGATTTCATTTTAAAACGTAGTGAGATATGAGATAGATTACCGATGCCGAAAGAAAACCAATGATTCCGATACCCCAACTGATCAATCTATCGTTACCTTTTTCAGTTAATTTACTAACACTAGATTTAACTTCTTTAACCATGTCGCAAAGATCAGCGATATTTTCAGCCATGGCACTCATTTTATCTTCAAGTGCATTGTAGCGTTCAGCGCATAACTCAACGTGAGCTTCAAGGCTTTTCTTTTCAATTTCTGTAGCTTCAACCATGTGTAATCTCCATCATGTATTTATGGAAATAGGTGCAAACCAAATATTCTGGCGCGGGCCTTGAGTGATTAACACAGTATCAATATCTGGGTCGTTATTGAGTTCACGTAACATTGGAACTCCTTCGGCATCAGCTCGTAAAACTGCTACTGGATCTGATTCGGGACCATAAACTCCATCAGATTCTGTTTCAAATTCAAACATCCAACGTGTGCCTGTTTGATCTTGTATAGGATCTGTTAATAAAAACAACTGTGTGCGCAAACTTAAAATTTGTGTAATAGTTTCCCAGTTACGTTGTTGGTTGCGACTACGGTTCCAAGATTCAATATTATCGATTGTGCGGCCTGCACGATCTTGGAATGGCATGCGAGTTAATTTACAGTGTCCTGTTACCCCAGTGGCAGTGATATCAAATAAGGTCTGGCAAGCAAATTTCATTCTGTCTTCCGCCTTAACTCATAGAGTAATTCTACTTTTTCGCATAGATCATTTAGCTCGGCATTTTCCTTGCGAGCTTGAAATATTTCTACCCACCTCTTAGAATTTTCTAAATCTTTAAGCTCTTGTTGTAACTTAGGATCCTGATAGTGCAATTCTCTTTTAGTCTGTCCAGGAGATCTGGCATACACTGTGCGGCCACCGTCGGGACTTTCAAATACTGTAAGCTCTGTAATTTTACTAACCATCATGTTAGTATTTAAGGCATTGCAAAAAGTCAACAAAAAACCTGCCGGAGCAGGTTTTTGTTTTTACAAACTAATAACTATTAAGAAACTAATGTTGTAAATGTAGCTGCGTTAGAAACGTTTGCTGTTGGAACACCAATAGCTGCGTTAGCTGTTTGAACTGTTGCAACAAAAGTAGCTTGAGTAAATGCGCCAGTTGGATAAACTGCAACACTTAATACTGCTGGGTTAGGACCAACTTGAGCGATAGCAACTGTAGCTGTTTGCTGAATTGCTTGCAATACGTTAGCAACGTAACCATTAACACCACCTTGGCTAGCCAAACTTGCATTAGCTGTTACGCTGAAGAAGTCTAACTTAGGACCAGCTGGGTTAAAAGGACCTTGAGCAGCAATGTTAGCTGTTTGTGCAATAGAACCGTTTAATACGTCTGTTGCAAATACTGGTTGTGAACCACCAGAAACTTTAGTAATATAAGCCATTTTTAAATCTCCTTAATATGTGACCTCAATGGGTCTACTTTTATTTATACCTTTTGGTAAAATCTAGGAGTTTGCGGCTAATTCTGGGTTGTTTACGTGACGATTTGCCGATGTAAACCCGCCGGCTAAACGGTTTACAGCCTTGGCTAGGCCAGCATCTGTAGCCATAACCCAACCTTCTTGCCCTGGGTGCTGTAGATCTAACTGCTGTAAAATATCCATTTTAATATCATGTAACAAGCCCCAGGCTTCAAACGCGGCTGCTAGTCCTGCTAGATTGCTACGTGGGCTTTGTAGGTATTCCACTGTGTTCTTAAATTTACGTGGACCAGCTTTGGCCAATAACCATTCGCCAAACTGATTGACCAATTGATCAAAGTTAGTTCCTACACGACTGTTAATATAGTCTATGCATAATCGAGGTAAGTCAGTAATTTGTGCGGCTCGAAGTTCGTTAGGATTAAACAGTTGATCAATGGCAGCTCCTTGAGTTTTATAAAGTTCTCTAAGCTGTTTAAGCATAGACTGATTTAACTTTACATTTTCTTTAGCATACACTGGTTCTAACAATAACAATTCTGGAACTGTTTTAAATTTAAAGTTACCGATGGGTTCTTTAGGTGCGCCAGGTTCTGCATAACGTGTATGCATAGCAATGCCTACATCACTAGCACCAATGCGCTGGCCAATATCACTGTTGGCAGGTATCTTATATTCAACGGTGTTAGGTGTAAACACATAGTTACCAGCTTCTAACGGAGGAGTATTCATATACAATAAATCGCCTTGAAAGAAGCCACGATAATTTTGTGGAACAGCCGAGTCTAACATTCCCCATAATTTATCATAGATAGGAGCAAGATCCTGGACTCGAGTAGCCGGACGACCTTGTGCGGTGGCATCAGCATCACGTGCGGCTAAATGTTGTCTAACTTGTCCAGGACTAGTAAACAGTCCATTGTATCCTTTGGCTGTAAATCCAGATACATCAGTTAGGATAAATG